TCTTCTTCATTGTGAGCTTGATACTTGCTGTACTCATCTAACTCTTCTTTGATGATAGTATCTAAATCTTTTTTTTCATTTAGAATTTTTTTCTCAGCATCAAACATATACTTAGATACAAATCTTTGTGATGCTCTACCAATGGATACACCAGCAGTCATACGATAACTGATGTTCATTAATCTACGATCTTCTTGTGTGAAGTGGCAATATCTAACTAGCCAATCTGAATCTGATAATGCTTCTTGTGATGGTGAACTGTGGTCCAGATTAAGTTTCTTATAATAACTTAATGCTAAATCCTCATCTATATTTTTAATAGATGAGATACTATTATTCTTTGTTAAATCAATAACCATATATACCTCTCATTGTTTCCGAGCATAATATTTATAATAACCTTTATGTCAATAATAATATTTGACATTAACCAATAAGTTTATATAAGCAAATTAAAACAGAAAGGTAAAAATGAAAACTAAATTTGATAAACAAATAAGAAAACTATTAGCTGCTTATCATAGAGCATTTGATTGGCAAGGAAACAGAAAGAAAGGTAAGAAAAAATGAAGCACAAACTAACGCAATATCAAGAAGATAAGAAATTATCTAATAAAGATATGGCAAAACTATTAGGATTAAAAGGAACTAATCCTACAGTTACTTTGTTGAGGTGGAAAAACTGTCAGCGTATTCCTCATCCAAAGTTTATGAAACAAATAACTAAACTTACAAACATTACTCCAAACAATTTTTATGAGGCATGGTATGAGACACATAAACTATGATAAAGTAATTGTTGAGTGGTTGGATATACAATCATGCGATAACGCATGGAGTAGTTTAGATGAATTTGATAAATTAATTCCAGCTAAATGTACAACCATTGGTTATCTTTATGATGAAAATAAAGATTGGGTAAAAACCTTTGCTACATATAGCATCAACGAAAACTCAGATGACTTTGATGTTGGGGATGCAGTCGTTATTCCTCGTGGATGTATCGTATCAATTAAAAAAATAGAAAACTAAATGATTGATCAAGAATTAACAGTTGAGATTGTTTGCGAGATGTATGAAGAGAAGATCTTAGTATTAAAAAAAGAAATAGATCGTCTTAACGAAGAGGTGCAAGCTCTTAACCTAGAACTTAAAAAAGAAAAAGAAAAACATAGAGAAGATAGCTATGATGAACTAGGTTATTAATGTCATTTTTAAATCACAACATTCCTGTATGGAAAGCCAAAGTCAGATTAGAATATTTATACAATAAAGAAAAAAATATTGGCGAGGAAGAGCTATGTCTTATTCATTCCATAACAACATTAGAGGGTAGAACTCCATTGTTTAATATTATGCTACCCAATGGTGCTAACTATGCAAGGCTACCAATCACAGCTTTTTTTTCTGATCAGTATAATAGAAAAGATGTAGTTGATTTAGAATTAAAACAAACTGTGTATTGGGATTGCTTATCTTACCATGCCAATGTTATTGAATACAATGCTCTAGCCACATCACAGTGTAAGTTTATTGATCGGAATAATAAATTACATAGAGCTAATTATTTATTTAGTATTGACTACTGCCAACCTGATATGAATTTATTAAACATAACTTACAGTGAAGTAAGTGCTGAACATAAACATCATCACATTTTAGAATTGAATAGAGAAGATGAGTGGCAAGGTAATTTTGCACTCATGCCAAACAATAAAATATTATTTAATCTACCTAACTTTACAGTTAAAGATCAGATACCAGATTATAAAACTAATATGGATTATCCAAGCGTTGAAACAGATAGTTGGAGTACGTCAGATGACGACAGCTTCTATTACAAAATTAAAAACTAATGGCAAGATATAACTATTTCGTAGGTGGCTTTGGAGATTACTATTCCGAGTGGCATAGGAACAAATGCGAGGGTATAGGTTATATAGATATTGATCAGGTATGTATTTGTATTAACAAAGGATGTTGGCAACCTCTAGCTATAGTTGAAACTGTGTATGATACAGGTAAAAACTATAATAAATACACAAATGTTGTACAATTCATAGCCAAAGGCTTAAATATACCCTGTTTTTTGCTATACTATAAACCTATTGGTAGTCAGGGTAGCCTAGAGTTTAAGGTTAAGCGTTTATACCCTGTTAAAAGCGATTTAAACGCTATTCCTGAGGAGGTTTGGTATAACACTATGCTACAGTTGCAATTACAGCACAATAAACACTGCAAACATATTAAATAATGCCTAAATATAAGCAACATATCAGAATACCCACTGCTTTATTTGATCATCCTGGCTACAAAGGCTTGGCAGATAGCAGAAAGCCTTATGCTTTAGCGATCATTGTTATGCTTTTAAAGTATGTAAATCAAAAGAAAGGCGAATGCTATCCAAGGTACGCAAAGATCAGAAAAGATCTGGGTTGTAGTAAAAAAACCCTAACAAACTACATGCACTTGCTTTGCACTGCTGGACTGATTAAAATTAGGCGGCTTTCATCAACAAACTTATACACAATTAACCCTATTTTATTGATTAATGAAGTGTACGATATACCCCAGGTGGGGAATATGGTACACATCAGTGGGGTACCTAATGCACATATTAATAAAACATATTTAAATAAACATATATTATTAACTAGTAATAAAATGGATAATGATAATAGAATAGATGATATTATAAATAGGTATAAGAATGATAAAGATGTATTGATTAGTACATTGTCTAAATTTTTACAGACTACCCCACTTGCCGAGCATAACAGACTATTAAATAACCCAACTTATAAATGGTACATGAAGTTGGTGTTGGAATATAGACAGCAAGAGTTGCGTCAGAAAAAGCTGTTGCCTGAAACTGTTGCTAAGCAAAGAATAACAGAGGCATTAACTAAAAATAGTAAGATGAGATCAGCAGCTTACAAAGCCAAGATTGCCTATAATAAAAGAAATAATTTAGACTGGCAAGGTAAGCCAAAGAAATGATATGGCTGGATTTAAATCTAAAAAGATATTTTGCATGGGTATCTCAAAGCTATCTGGCAAACCTTGTAAGGCTAAAGGATTTCCAACTAATTCATTTAATAAATATGGTATTCAAATCTTTAAATGCAGATACCATGGGAGCCAAAATTGTAATTGGTATGGCTTCAGGGATAGAGCAAATAGAGGAGGTTATAACAAACCAGGTTATTCAGATGAGAAAAAGATTAAAAGCCTTGCAAGTTTAAAACAATTTAGAGATAAGCCTATTGAATATGTCAGAAATTACTACGAAACCAAAGTCAAGCCAAGAGTTGATAACCTTGGACGATACCATTCTAAATACAGTATTAGAGCAGCTATCCGAAGGAAAAACACTAGCAAGTATAAAGAGGGAAGGGACATTACCTTGCAGCTTAAAGAAGTTTTACGACTTTTTGAATCAAGAAAACAACAAGGAACTAAAAGCAAAAGTTGAGTCTTGTAGAAAAATTGGTATCCAAAATATCGTTGATCATTTATTAGACGTGTACCAAGCCGATATAAATTCTGATACTTTAGATCCTAATTTAATATCTTGGATACGAGAAAAGACAAAGTTTATTACCTGGATTGCAAGTAAATCAACAGATCTTTATTCAGATAAAAAGGATTTAACTTTAAACAAAACTACCAACAACCAAATTATCGTATCATGGTTGGACTCGCCTGAACTTGAGCAAAAGTACTCAAGTTATGAGAAAATAAACGAAGATAAAAAAGAAATAATTGAACAGTAATTATTTATATTCTATTTGATCAACAACATTAAAATCATAGTCAATTAAACTATCCATTCTTTGTTGTTTAACTTCAACATTATTTTTAAATACTGTTTCAATGTCAATATTATTATCCTCAATATATTTTGTAATTGCCTTGTCTATTACTTTGCTAATTGGTGTTTGTTCGTAAGCCGAGCATGAAATTAACTTCTTCCACACAGGCAATTTAACAGACAATATTTTTCTGTTATGTACTACGTCATCAGCATTCAAAACTATTTTAAATTTATTTTTCATTTAATATATCCCCTCATAAGCATCCTCTGTTAATTTATGTTCAAGCAATTGTCTTCTATGCAATTCAAATTGTATAATTTTATAATAAATTATCTCTTTGGTATCTTGCAAGTCAAAGCCAGAATACAGATCAAATTGATTTAATAATTTTTCATCATTCAATCTAGTTATATGCTCTTTCAATTGTTGAATTGATGTCATGTTTATACCTTTCGTTAGTAGTTAGTTAGTTTAAAATATTCATCTAGGTACACTAGCAAGTGCATTGAAGCATAGCCAACAAGAATAATTAGAGCTGTTGCAATTAATGCTTTTAGATCATCTCTTTCAAACATTATGCAGCCTCTTTTTTGTTTTCTTCATATTTTTTTTTATGGAATGATACAGCTTGATTTTTAGAGTCTTTAATCATTTCATTTAGAGTATGAACACAAAATCCCATTTCTAAAATATTGTGCATTGCGTCTGTTAATTGCAGAGTGAAAGCAACATGATTTAAATCTGATTTATGATTTAAAAATTTATCTCTGTAGCTTTCTAAGTCTTTCCATGCTGCATCAAACAGTTTATTATATTCTCTATTTTCTTTTTTTGTTTTTTTAGTCATTACATAACCCTTTCAGTTGTTATTTGTTTTATACTATCATAACCATTAAAGTTATGTCAATAGTATAGATCTTATATTTTAAGATCCTATAACCCTAGATAATTCCAGGGTTATAAGTTATTAAAATTAAGCTGCTTTAAAATTATCAATTAAAGCGTGTACTTTTTTTGTGTTCTCTGTATCTCTTGTAACTGCTTTGTTAATGTAGGTATTCCATTTTAAGCTGTCAAAGTTTGCACAATTTTCACTCGCAAACACTTGCACAATATTACTTAAGACTATTGCACCTTCTTCAGTGCATAAGTTTTTATGGCTTTTAAACTTAGCTACTATATCAGCTAACTGATTTAAATGTTTTCTAGTTAATGACATTTTATTTCCTTTCGTTATTTGTTATATTAACCATATAGGTTATAATAATATTAATGTAAATAGTAAAAATAGATAAAAATATTAAGTTATTGAATTTATTATGTTTTATTTTTATAGCTAATATTTACGCCAATTTAAAAAGGGAAAGACAAAAAGAGAAAATTATATAAAAGAGAAATAACCTGGAATTGTATTTATAGAATTTTAAAGCTGTAAGTTGCATTCGTAGAATTTTGTAGCAACCAATTAAAAACAAAACATAAAACAAAACTATTAATTGTGTGAGTAAGTTTAAAGATTAAATGAAATATAAATCAAATAAAGTTGCTATTTATTAATACAACCAGCTCACTTGCAATGTGTGTATTGTGTCGGATATGCAACACTGTGATATTAATGCAACAGTTTATTGTGTATATATCTTGTAGGTTGTGATTTAATTTACAGTGATAATAAAAAGTTATTGGCATAAACTTTTAATAAATCGCATTGGTTGTAGAAATTGCCACAATTTTGGATAGCATATAGGGGGTACACCCTGTAATCACGTGTGCCAACGAATATATATATACATGGGACTTATTAGGATACCTTTAGAGCCATAGTCAGTTTGCCGCCAAACTCTCAGCAACACAAAATCGCTAACTCATACACACCTATCCCCATAAACAACCCACCCCTTTTTCCTTTGCCTGACCCACCTTTTTATATATTAGTAAAATACCATTAGTAGTATATGAACAGAATTATGCACCAAGATGATGAAGAC